TGGCCCCGTGAAGTCAACTATTGGATGCCCATCCCCGAAATTGTTTAAGCCATGACCCCAGCACTCATCCACCACCTCGTTGACACCACCGCCGCCATCTTCGGCATCACCCCCGACCAAGTGCGGTCCCCGTCACGGGAACGGCCCTGCGTAATCGCTCGGAACATCGTGGCCGACATCGCATACAACGAGTACCTATTCACCTTCATGGCCATCGGGAAGGAACTCAACCGCCACTACTCCACGATTATCATAAACCTTGAATCCTTCCACGCCGATTGCAAAGCGAAGCCCCAACTCCGATACCTTCGCAGGCAAGTTTTCAACAACGCCCAAGAGTATTTGCAGACGGCTGAAGGGGCGTATATTACTGACACTCTGCAACTTCCGAGCGGAGAATAGCCCAAAACCGCACACATCCCCAAGGGGTCGGCCTAACCGCTGACCCCTTTTTTTTGCAATCTTTGTGCATGGCATCCGCAGAACAAACGATACTGGACCTCTACCGCACGGGCGAAATCCGCAAAGCCTGCCTCACCATCACGGGGGGCGACCCGCTTTGGCGAGATTTGGAACAGGAGTGCGTGCTGATTCTACTGGAGAAAGACCCCGCCAAGATTCTGCAAATCCAAGGGCAGGGGTATTTCAAGTTCTATGTGGTCCGCCTGCTGCTGAACCTTTACCGAGGCAAGAACAACCAATTCGCCCAAAAGTACCGCCACCACGATTTGCTGGAGGAACTGGACCCCGATTCGCCTATCCCCCAATCCGAGTACGATTCCCTCATGGACGACCTGTGGGCCATTGCCGAAGCCGAGATGGACACTTGGGCCAAGGATGGGGCGTTCCCGTATGACAAGGAACTGCTGCGCCTCCATCTGCGAACAGGGAACATGAAGAAGTTGTCCCGTGACACGGGCATCCCGTACCGCTCCATCATTTACTCAATCGACCAAGCCAAGGCCAAAATCAAGGCCGCCATTCAATCCCATGGACACGCTGATATTTCCCCTGCTGATTAGTTCGCTGACCGCCCTTGCTATTGCGGAATACCATGTCCTCCCGCAGGCTTGGTACAAGACCTGGTTCGCAAGGCACAAGCCATTCTCCTGCGTCACCTGCCTCACTTTTTGGGTGGCGGTGGCCCTGACCCTGCCCACCTGCGGATGGGTTCTCGCTCCTGTGTACGGCCTTGCCTCGGCGGGGTTGACGGTTGTCATCCTGCAACTAACCAACCGATGACCCACCAACTGCACCACGGCGATTGCCTTGAAGTGTTGCGGTCCATGCCCGATTGCAGCGTGGATTCAATCGTTACCGACCCGCCCTATGGCTTGTCCTTCATGGGCAAGAAATGGGACTACGATGTGCCAAGCGTTGATGTATGGGTGGAGTGCCTTCGGGTCTTGAAGCCTGGGGGTCATCTGCTGGCCTTTGCGGGGACGAGGACGCAGCACCGCATGGCGGTGAGGATTGAGGATGCGGGCTTTGAGATTCGGGATATGATTGCGTGGGTGTACGGGTCGGGGTTCCCGAAGTCGTTGGATGTGAGCAAGGCGATTGATAAGGCGGCGGGGGCGGAGCGGGAGGTGGTGGGTAGTCGCAGACAGCGGGCAAACAACATAGACAACAGCAGGGCTCCAGTGAACGCCAGCGCGGGAGAAGTGGAACTAATCACCGCCCCTTCCACCGACGCCGCCCGCCAATGGCAAGGCTGGGGGACTGCCCTCAAGCCTGCCTTGGAGCCGATAACCGTGGCCCGCAAGCCACTGGTCGGAACGGTGGCCGAGAATGTCCTGCAACACGGGACGGGGGCGATAAATGTGGACGGGGGGAGGGTGGGGACGGGTGACGACAGGACGTCAGGCGGCGCAACAGGAAAGCGGATTGACGCAGACGGGGGATATTCTGGTGGATGGGGTTTCGCGCAAGACGGCGTCAAACGTGCATCGGGCGGCCGCTGGCCCGCCAACTTCATCCACGATGGGGGCGAGGAAGTGGTGGCGTTGTTTCCTGACACGAAGAGTGGTGGTGGTGACAAGCACGGGCGCAAGGCATCAACTTTTTGCGCTTCAACGGACTGGGAAGCGTACAAAGGCACAAGCAATGGTGGCGATTCAGGCTCCGCCGCTCGTTTCTTCTACTGCGCCAAGGCAAGCAAAGCGGATAGGGGCGAAAACCACCACCCCACCGTGAAGCCCACCGACCTCATGCGCTACCTCTGCCGCCTCGTAACCCCGCCCAACGGAATCGTCTTGGACCCCTTCAACGGGTCAGGCTCCACGGGATGCGCTGCGGTCTTGGAAGGCTTCCAATACATCGGGATTGAACGGGAGGCGGAGTACATCGCTATATCCGAGAAACGCATTCAGGCACGCTCTAAACAAGTGCAGGAGCAACCCAAGCAACTGACCCTACTATGACCCAAGCGGAATACCTCACGGCGCAAAAACACCGCCACTATTGGGACCAGTACCAGGCCGCCATGTTTATGCGGTTGTCCCCCGAAGCGGTCCACGATTTGCAGACCATCCTCGTGGCCCACGGACGACCCAATACAAATTGGTGGTGCGCTGACTGCGTAAAATCGGCACTTCAATACATTTACCAAGAGGCGGACCAATTCGCCGAAGCCAACCACCACACCGTTACCCATGCCCTCAACCAAAGCCCCCAACGATGAGGCCCAAGTCCAAGCCCGCATGGATTCGCTGATGATGGTCATCACGACCCTCTGCGACTGCATTGGAGCGGTGGAGGAATCCAACTCGCCCAACGCTTTTGCCGTCAAGATGAAAATCGTGGACAAGATTGACGAACTGATTGATAAAATTGAGTACTGATGGGAGCAGGAAGGCCACGGTCGTTTGAAACACCTCAAGACCTTTGGGACGCATTCGTCAAGTATGCCGAAGAAGTCAAGGCAAACCCACGCCTCAAGACCGTCTTTGTGGGCAAGGATGGGGAACAAAAACTTGAGCCATTGCAGCGTCCTTTGACAATGGAAGGCTTTCAACTATTCCTGTGGGATTTGGATGTAAGAAGTGGAGCGGACGAGTACTTTACAAACAAGGACGGCAAATACGACGAATTTTCGGAGGTCTGTTCACGCATTAAGAAATCCATCCGCAAAGACCAAATTGAGGGTGGCATGGTTGGTCAGTACAACCCCTCCATAACCCAGCGGTTGAACGGTCTTGTAGAAAAACAGGAAACGAGTATCACCATCGAGCAGCCGCTTTTTGGGGAGTAGTGGTGCGGGTTTACGAAAGGCCCGTATCTTTGTGTCAGTCAGGTGGCGGAATGGTAAACGCTCGCTTCAAGGTGCGGTCAGTCAACGAAATGTAAAACTGACTTGCAGGTTCGAATCCTGTCCTGACTACCAAGTTAACCACACTAAGACTAGAAACGTGGTGACAGCGTGGAAAGACACGCACATAGTCAGGTGGCGTTATATCCGCATGGGCAAGCCCCAATTATGTGAAATTCATAGACTTAGGAAATGTAGATTCGAATTCTACCCTGACTGCTAATGGACTTTAAGTACACCACCGCTATCCGCAAGATTCGGGCGATGACCGCTCGGAAGAAGGTGATACAAGGTGGCACAAGTGCATCCAAAACCTTCGGCATCCTTGCGGTGCTGATTGACCACGCCGCTCGGTTTCCTAAGTCGGAGATTTCGGTTGTCAGCGAATCCGTCCCTCACCTACGACGGGGAGCCATCAAGGACTTCGCCAAGATTATGCAATGGACCCATCGTTGGGTTCCCGACCGCTGGAACAAGACCCTCCTGCAGTACAACTTCGCCAACGGATCCACGATTGAGTTCTTCTCCGCTGATTCGGAAGCACGCCTCCGAGGGGCCAGGCGGCAGGTCCTCTACATCAACGAGGCCAACAACATCGACTTCGATTCGTACTACCAGTTGGCCATCAGGACAAGTCAGGAGATATACATCGACTTCAACCCAACCCACGAATTTTGGGCGCACACCGAGGTCTTGCCCGAAACGGATGCGGAGTTCCTCATCCTGACCTACCAAGACAACGAAGCCCTTCCCGACACCATCCGCAACGACATCGAACTGAACCGCACCAAGGCCGAAACGAGTGCCTACTGGGCCAACTGGTGGAAGGTGTACGGGTTGGGCCAAGTAGGGACGCTCCAAGGGGCGATATACGGCGATTACACGGTGGTTGAGGGTATTGACCCATCCACGATGAAGTTCGTCGCCTACGGCCTCGACTGGGGGTTCAGCGCAGACCCAACCGCCTTGGTCGCAGTTTACCGCAGGGGGGATGACTTGTTTGTGCATGAGTTGCTCTACCATCGGGGCTTGACCAACTCCGACATCGCCACAAGGTTGAAGGAATTCGGCATCACAAGGGCTTGGGAAATCGTCGCCGATTCAGCAGAACCCAAGAGCATCGAGGAAATCTACCGCCTCGGATTCAATATCAAGCCAGCGAGCAAGGGTCCCGACTCGGTCAGGCAGGGGATAGATGTGGTCAAGCGATTCAACCTTCATGTCACGAAAGATTCCACCAACCTGATTAAGGAACTCCGCTCGTACACTTGGGCTACGGACAAGGACGGCAAGGATACGGGGGTGCCGATTGATTCCTACAACCACGCCTGCGATGCGCTCCGATATGTGGCCCTCAACAAATTGGCGGTCAGTAACTCGGGGAAGTACTTGGTGGTGTAACTTTGGGGCATGAACCTCGAATCCATCCTTGAACTCGCCCTCGCCATCGGTCGGGTCGTGCTGGCCTTGGTGTTTGTCGGCTGCATCTTAACCCTCATCATGCAATGAAACTATACACAGAAGAACAAGTAATTGAAATGATTGAAAAAAGCAGACAAACGGGGTCGATTGCCAAGTTTCTTATTTTAACTACCAACCCAATAGAACTGCCAACGGACGATGAAATAGGGAAAAGTAGAGATGAGTACATTCCTATCGATGAAGCAGATATGTGGTCGGAGAGATTGCACTTTACTCTTGGCGCAAAATGGATGCGTGATAAAATTCAAGGAAACCAAATTATAGAGCAATGAAACTCATCCACTATTACCACATCTATTGCGGCGGAGGCGGCCAATGGCAACTTATCATGCACCAACACATGATGGCCCTGTGCAATTACGGGCTGATAGAACAGTTGGACGAGATTCGGGTGGGCATCGTCGGCCCTCCCGACCAGCGGAAGGTGGTCAAGGAAATCTTGGACAACTCGCTCGTCGCCGCCAAAATTAAGGTGGTGGTCACCCGAACCAACGCATGGGAGCAAGCGACCCTCACCGAGATGTACAAGGCGAGCCAAACCGAGGATGCGGCCTACCTGTACGGGCATACGAAGGGGTCCGCTGACCCGTCGCTGGTTAAGCAGATGTGGTGCAGGTCTATGATATTCTTCAATATCGTGGCATGGGAACGCTCCCTTGTGGAACTGGAGAAAGTGGACTGCGTGGGAACGCATTGGCTCACCACCGAGCAGTTCCCCCAAATAGCGGACCAAAACAACCCCGACGGTTACCCCTACTTTGCAGGGAACTTTTGGTGGGCCAAGTCGTCCCACATTCGGGAACTCGGTGAACCGCTCCGAGAACACCGCTACCAGGCCGAAACATGGATTGGCAAGAGGGAAGGCATGACCGTTTACGACCCCAACCCAGGATGGCCCGACCCAAGTAAGTTTGTCATCACATTCTAAGGACCATGAAACTGCTCGCCAATATCGCCTACCACCACCATCCGAACAGGGTGGAGAACTTGACCAAGGTCATTGAGGCCATCAAGTCCTACCCCGTGCAGTCCGAAATCTTCGTGGACACCAACGACCCCCAAGCGGCCCAAGAACTTGCTCACCTTCCCGTCACCTTCCACGCCCACACGGCTATGGGACACCCTTGGGAACTGACCAGCAAGCACCGCAACAGGATTGCAGAGGTGTACCAGCACTTTGATTGGGTGGCGTATTTCGAGGATGACATGATGCTCCCCAAGGAAGGGTTTGTCAACTTCACCGCACAGTTCGACTCAATGTTTGAGGACAACTTGTACCCGTCCTTTACTCGGATTGAAACCTACCCCAATGTGGAAGGCGAATTTAGCCCCGACATTACATTCAATCCTACACCGAATATGTGGAAGGAGTGGAACGGGA